AGATTAATAGGTTGCTCTATTTCAGCATCATGAGTTGGAATACCCGGATTAAACTGTCCGGTATCATATTGCGAAACTATAGATTGTGAACCACCCGGTACACCCCAACTTGGAGGCATTTGACCGGGGTTTGATTCCATCCAACGCAATTCACGCTCAAGTTGAGCCTCTTGCATACGCATTTCCATTTCAGACCTACGACTATCAAATTGTTGTTGCATCATCTTATACTGATGACTTCGTTGCCTTTCTAAATTAGAGTGATGTGTTTTCTCTTGTAGGTTTTGTTCAAAGAACATTTTGAATACATAGTATGCAATTCCTTGAACAAAGAACGCACCCATAGCATAAGTAAACCCATTCAACCAAGGTGTATCATTTAGCAACCATACTTCGGAGTCAAAGACTCCTATTGCTACCCCTACTAATGTGCTTTGAGCGAGAATCAAACCCATTAGGCGTATTTCTGCATCGTGTTGTTCTTGACTATCCATAGCGACCACTGGTATGTCCACTGGCGGGGTCATGATAAAGATACCGCATGTCTCAATTGTCTTAGTTGTCTAATGTCTAGTATAGACTTTATTGTATAATTAATATTGTTTAGATTAGACATAAGACAACTTAGACAACTAAGATGTTTTCACAGGACTTCCGCTAAAGAAAATATGAGATAAATCACTTTCACTTTCACTTTCAGATAATTTTTCTCTTTCTTCTAAAGAAGTCATTAATGACTGAGCGATTTTTTTATCTTGCTCGTCCATTGGGCCATTCATTAGATTTCTTAACAACTCAAGGTCTTCTTTTACCGCCTTGGTTAATGGCCGTAAAGTGCCTTTATCTTTGAAGTGGCGTTGGCGATTTTCATGCTCTCCTTCTACAGTCAATTTACCACCAGCGGTATGAGAGATGTCTCGGTGAGAGTGGTCTCCATACATACCACGCCTTTGTCTCTCTCTATTCAACTCTTCTCTATACTTGATTCGCTCAGGACTTGACTCATATTTTGTATCATATTCACGCTTATGCCTCATGGCCTCAGGTGTTTTTCTCTCTTTCAGTATGTTTTTCAAAACCATAATATCATGTTTTAGTAATCTATATTTCAATTCCATCCTCTTTCCTTTTTTAATAGACATAAACGCATCGGCATAATCTTCATCACCGTGTATAGATTTAAGATATGTTTTAGCAGTGTAATAATTAGGATTTAATTCATCTTTTCCTATACCAATATCTAAAGCGTGTTCAATAATAAGTTTCATCATTAACATTTTATCATCTTTTGAAATGTTACCTGCATTATATTCATCGTTAATTAGATTCATTCTAGTATTAAATCCCGGTGTTACCTTTTCTCCTCTTGTGTAATCATCCCACCACAAGGCTCTACCACTTGCTCCTTTTTTCTTTTTTGAACCCATTGTTCCAGCAAGGCTTAATCTTTGATTTTTAGGAGACCATTTCCAATGAGTATCTAATTCAGGAGTTAAAGCCCCATTACTTAGAGAATGTATCTCTCTTTCTTGTTGAACTTCTTCGGGTTTTGCTTGCCCATAATGCTTGTCGTATATACCATCAGGAAAATACAATTCTTCGGTAAATCCGTGTTCTTTATTGTTGTTCGCCATCCAATCATTCATTACACGCATTCTACTTCCCGAAGGCATTCTTCGGTTTCTATTTTCGTTTTCAATTTCTCCTTCTATATTTTTGGGGTGAGCAATCATCATTCTTGTTCTATTTGATTGAATACCTTTATTGCCAAAAGAAGTAGGAGTAGGCTGTATTGTATGAGGTCTATATTTTATATCTCCATTTTTATTTTGAGTTTTAATATAAACTGTATGCATATCATGTTTTGATGGTCCTTCTAAAGTAGGATTATCATGTCCAAATTGGTCCCAAGCAACTTGAAGTGAAAGTGCATCTCCTACATTTAAATCATCTAATGCATTAGGATTTGCTCTTAGAAGATGTTCTAATTTTAAATTAGACATATGTGTAAAATCATTATGAATATGTTCTTCATCTCTTAATTTAGTTGGTGAACGAAAACGAACAAATGAATTAGAAGGACTTTGATAAGTTTTATCATCCATTGGTAATCTACTATACATTTGTGCAGATAAATGATTTGTTTCTACTCCTTCTGTATAGGGTGCTCCGATATGTTGAAAGTTATCATACCCTCCTACAAGACCATCATGTAAAGGTTGTAATGCTTTCATCCAATCATTATGTTCAACATTAGATTCTAACAACTCTTTTGCTATAGTTACATCAGGTGTTTCTGAAATATCAGGTTTTAATGTAGGATGAACAAAATGACCCATATCCCAATTATCAGCACAACGATAACACATATGATGAGTATAATCTTTAGAGTAAGTAGGATTATGGTATCTTACAGAAAGAACTGGCTCTTCTTTGCTATCGCATTCGTTTATAGTGCAACCTGTAATTTCTTCTCCATCATGACTAGGCATAATTGGAGAAGACATAGACCTTGGTGATACAGGAAAATCAGGATGTGCTCTTGCACCAGCACCATAATTTTCATGCCAGTCATCTTCTGTCCATGTAGATGTATCTACACCTTCTAAGTTCATTCCTTTAATAAATGAAAAAGATAACTCAAATGGTGAAGTCATTTCATTCACCCTTTAACATGCGCCAAGCCATATCCATTGGCTCACCAGTTGCTATGTTTGCTCCACGCCTCGCCATATCCATAGCCCTGTCTTGTTGTGCCTGTTTTGCTTGAGCGTTTCCAGCGTTCATCGCCATCGCACCTTGCATAGCACTTGCCGCAGGAGATTGAGAAGCGTCTGAACTACCTCCTCTTGCGGCGGCACTTTCTTGCCTACGTTCCATAGCATCTTTTACTGCTTGATTACCAGCATCTACAGCCTGTTTGAAACTTTCACCTACTCCTTGCTCTTTGACTTTTTTTGCAGTATTAACTACTGCTTTACCAGCGTCCACAGCCTTATCTTTGTAGTAACTACCAACGTGTTTTGCTCCTCTACCTAAGCCCTTACCTCCTTCAACTGCTACTTTGCCTACTTTTTTTCCAGCCTGTAATGCTCCTTTACCTGCAACTTTTGCCGCACCAGCAACAGCCCTACCTGCTGTTAATGCTTTACCTGCTAAAGCGGCAAGTGGTAGAAACTTTTCAATATCATCATCGGAATATACAGGGACAAAATCGTATTTTATTAGATTATCACGCTCAGCCCTACTGAGTGTATAATCGTCCGACATCATGTGTGCGAGGAGTGCTTAGAACAAAATGCTATCGCTTAAGAAGCGCTATCACATAGCGTCCCCAATGGTTCTAGGCTTAGTCTTCATCCCAAACAATTCTGCTAATGCTTTCATGTTTCTATGCTCTCCTCCGGCTTCTTCTTCGTCATCATCCATAGGAGGCTCAGGATGTCCTTCTCTTTCGCCTTGCTCCATTTCTCTCATCATTTCATGACGAGTTGTTTGTCTTGGAGGTAAAGATTGACCATCTCTATTACCATCTCCACGCTCTCTTGATTGTGGGTATCCTGCTAATTGGACTGCTCCGCCTCCGCCTCTCATTTTCTTTTGAAGCATACCCCAAGCCATGTCAATAGCAGATTTTCCTATCATTGGATGTTCAGGAACTGGAGGAACTCCCTGAGGTCTGTTTGCTTCTGCGCTATCAGCCATAGCAGGTCTTGGTGGAGTAGGTGGTGGTGCATTAAACCCAGCCACTTGAGGCATTTGAGGTGATTCTCCCATTCTATCGCTACCTAAGTGACTCATAAGTTCTGTAAGATACTGATACATTTCTTCTGCCGCTTCACGCATAGCAGGGTCAGATGAGTTTTCATTTTCTAAAACAAATTGACGCATGGCTTGCATTTGCATAGCGTCTTGTTCTTTACCCATCTTGACTAGATTATCAATAAAACCGTCACTTTTGAGAAGCATAAATGAGCGCTCAAAGGGTTTCATCGTGTTAGCCGATGTAAGCCCATCATAAAGAGGTTGTGTTGATTTAGCCACTAATTTATCTCTATCACCAGCATGGGTATAGTAATGAGTTCCCTCAGGATTTTCTCTTATCCACCCTGTTCCGTGAGCACCGTGAAGCACTCCTCTATCTACCATTTTATTCCAAAATCCTTCGGCGTGAGGTTCAACTTGAACAACATGAACATCATATGGTTTTAGTTTCTCGTCATATGGATGAAACCCTTCTTCATGAGGATGCTCATCTTCTCTTAATTCATCAATAAATCTTTCAAGATATTCTTGACCCACACCTAAACCTTGCAAATCATCTGCTATTTCAAAATGAGTAATACCCCAAGTTCCGTCATTATGGTTAGGAACGGCTATACCACGAGCAACACCATCATCCGATTCCCAAGTTTGGTCATAACCCACAGGATGATGTCCAAAATCTTGTAACATTGTAAAATCTTTATTTTCAGGTGCTTGTGGGTCACTATCAGCATACCACATAGGTGGCATCTTGAGTAACTGCATAGCGATGTCCATTGGTTCGCCTTTTTTCCTACTTTCCCAAAACGCTTTTCCTTCAGGACTTTGCAATTCGCTTGGTATTAAACGGCGGTCTTTTTTGTGTTGTTGGAGGTATTCATCCACCGCATCGTATATTGCACTCATGTAACCCCTTCTCCGATACGGCTCTTGTGTTTCTACACCATCCAAACTCGCATAATCACCATATCCGGTGTTGAACTTTCCCCATGCTCTATCACCGTTATTTCCAACTATACCAGCATAAAGATTCTCCGAGTCGGGGTTTGATACAGGAGAGATATACAACGACTTCACTTCGCCTGTTACCGGGTCTTGAAATTGATGAATATGTGCAGGATATGGATTATCTTCAAAGTATTGAACTTCGGGTGAATCTGAAACAATAGGCATCTTGAGCAACCGCCAAGAGAGGTCCATTGGTTCGCCTGTGTAAATGTCTTGAAAACC